TTATTTTGCCTTTACGAACAAATCATTCATCCTATTTATTGCTTGTCCTGCATCTTCAATTGATACGTGAAGGTAAGTGTCTACTGTTGTTCTATACGTTTTATGCCCTATTAATTTAGATATCGTTTCTAGCGGAACACCTCTTGACTGCATTACACTTACAAAAGTATGACGGTAGGCGTGAAACTTCTTATGATCTACACCTGATTTTTTCAATATTTTTCTGTGAGCCTTCCCTACATTGCTTTCATCCATTAAGGTACCCGCGAGAGATGGAAACACTAGGTTGTTTTCTACGTACCCCTCCCCTTCTTTTAACTTCTCAATATTATTATTTATTCTTTGTTTCTTAATATCCCCTAATAATTCTGACGGAAATGGTATCTTTCTGTTAGAAGAGTAAGTTTTAGGATCATCAACTTTGATTTCGTATTCCCACTCATTTTCGTTCTTGAATATTTTATTCATTTTTGCACTTTTATTTATAACAACATTCGTATTATCTAAATCTAAGTCATCCCATGTAAGCGCCAACAATTCACCTAGCCTGGCGCCTGTTCCTAACGCTAATTTTGTTAGTACACCAATACGATCAGTCTCAAGTTTTTCCATAATATTTTTGATTTCTCCATTAGTAAATATCTCAATCTCAGATTCTACTTTTCTAACTGGAATATTCGTGCTCCTGCAGGGATTACCGATTAGGTATTTTTCATTGACGGCATAATTAAAGAATTTACTTAAGAACTTATTCAAGTTATTGATTTGAGAATAAGTCTTGTCCAATTCAGCAAGCTTATTATAATATCTTTGTAATGATAAGGCTCTAATATCTCCTACTTTCAAAGTAGCTATATCAGAACCTTTAATGTAATTTCTATAGATGCCTTCATATCTTTGAAATGTTGACGCTTTATGCCCGCTACTTTTCTCTATTTCCCATAACCAGGTATGCATCGCTTCATTTAAAGAGTGGTTTGCTAGATTTGGATCAATTCCTAATTCCTTCATTTTAATATACTCATTTCTTTTACTTTCAGCATCCCTCTTTGATGATCCGTAAAACTCTTTTCTGATAGGCTTGCCTTCTTCATTTCTTCCCGTGGTGAGAGTCACCCTAAAGTAGTCGTTTCCATTTTTAGTATAGTTAGTTTTTTTAGCCATCCATTCCACCTCTTATCTTTTTAATTACATGCAGCGGCTCAAACATTATAGTGTATTCCCCCATGTTGATATACAAACCATACTTTCCTTTATAATGCTCTAACGCTTCATTAATAAAGTCTTCAGTAACATCTAATAATTCCGCTAATTCATGCCTTCCTTGTAGTCTTCTTTCATACGCATTTATAAAGGAAGAAATCGGTACGAGTTTTTCATACGCCCATGCCCTAGCTCTCCTTTCTTGCCTGCGGTTATCCAAGATAGATTGATCTATTATTTCACCACACGTTGTATAGTAATGACCAAGTTCCTCTGCTAGAATACAAACTTTTTCATGAGATGTTTGGATAGCTTTGCTAATGCCTACTTTTCTGCCTTTGCAAAGCCCTTTAGCATCTGATTTAAAATACTTCTCTATTACAATTACTTTATTCTCTGCTTCATTAAGAAGTTTCTCGTATTTCCCCATAAGCTCCCCTTTCTATAATTCGTCAAGATCTTGTTTCATTAATTCTATTTGCTCTTCCGATTCGTTGTCGTTATGCGCAGCTATAGGTGTTAGGTGATTATGTTTTAGTAATTCTAAATCTTTTAAGTACTTTTGCTCCTCTCTAGTCACCCAATAAGGTAGAGCGTTTACCCAATTAGTTAAATTTTCAATACCTTTTTGCAATTCTTGTTTTAAAAATAATTCTTTAATCTCTTCGTCGCTTAGCGGGGCATCTTTTTCTTTATAAAATTTACTAAAACTTTCATTATCTCTATCCCAGCTCCGTTGAGCGTAGACATATTTCTCTATTAATTGTTTATATCTTAAAAACAGATCTGCCATATGACCTCTCATGATTGCCACTTCATGCTTTTTTAATAATTTATCTTCGCTCCAATTCATCAAACTCCTATAATGAGTATCAATTAAATTAGTTGAAAAGTCGCAATCTTCATCTATTTGATCCCACCCCATTAAATATGTTGGGGTAGCCTGCAGTGCGCTTGCTATCTTTTCAATTTTATCTGAAGGAATATTGGTTACTATATTATTTTCATATTTATATATATTTTGTTTGGTGGAATCTATATACTTAGCTAATTCCTCTTGGGTCATTCCTTTATCAGTTCTCATTTTTTTTATTCTATCGCCAACAGTCATACGAATCTCTCCTTCGGATTTGGTTTAAAGTAACTTAATTATATCACAAAAATGTTATTTGTAAATAGAAAAATGTCTTGACAAGTTACTTTTGGGTGGTATAATTAAAGTAACTTAATAAGTTACTGATAATAAGGAGGTGGAATAATTGATTAAAACAAATGAACTAAAAGGAATTATAACTAAAAATGGTCTCACCCAGAAACAGATTGCAGGAAAGATCGGAATCACGCCAAAAACATTTTATGAAAAGATGAAGAAAGGTGTATTTGGTAGTGATGAAATTCAAATAATGATTGATTTCCTTGGAATTGAAAACCCGAGTGAAATTTTTTTTACAAAACAAGTAACTTTAAAAGATACTAAAAATAATTAATGGAGTGTGGCTATGAATGAATTATTAATTAAAGACTATGGACTGACAGAAAGAAAAGGTGTTCCAGTAGTAAGCAGTAGAGTTGTAGCTGAAAAGTTCAATAAACGTCATGATCACTTATTAAGGGATATTTCAAGAGTTACTGCCCCTGATTCTGGGGTGAGCAAAGAGTTTTCATCCGCCAATTTTGGCGAGTCAAAATATAAAGATTCTACTGGAAGAAAATTGCCAGAGTATCTATTGACGAGAGATGGATTCACTATCTTGGCTATGGGATTCACAGGGAAAAAGGCAATGAGATTTAAAGAATCATACATTAACGCATTTAACCAAATGGCTAACTTTATCTACTCCTTACATACTGCCAAATTAGAACACCCTGCCTTTACCCAAGCGATTATGGAGGCACACGAAGAACCTAAGCATTACCACTTTAGCAATGAAGCTGACATGATCAATAGAATTGTGCTAGGAATGTCCGCAAGTAAGTACAGAAAAGAAAACAATATTCCAAAAGGCAAAAGTATAAGACCGCATCTGAATGGTGAACAAATTAAAGCTATAGAGACATTGCAAAGAGCAGATATAGGGTTAATACTTGCAATTCCAGAGTTTGAACAAAGAAAGAAAGTGCTTATAAGGTATTTTGATAAGGTGAGTGTTATACGAATCCCTGCGTAAGAAAGGAGATCTATCAATGAAACAACTATTATCTGTATCAGAGACCGCAAAAGTTTTTGGTATCAGTAGGAACAGATTGTATGAGTTAGTGCACAGCGATCCTACTCTCCCAGCATTACAAATTGGAGTATATAAAAAAATCAATACGGTCCTGTTTGCAGAGTGGTTAAATCAAGCAACAAGAGAAGGTAGAAAACTATAAGGAGGAAAAACAAATGAGTAAAGATTTACAAGTAACCGAATTTAACGAAATTAGAATTTTAACGACGCAACAATTATCAGAAAGTTATGTAACATCTACAGACACAATTACAAAGAATTTTAATCGTAATAAAGAAAGGTATCAAGAAGGTAAACATTATATTGCTTTAGAAGGCGAAGAAAAGAACACTTTCATCAACCAGGGACAATTTGACCGAGGTTTAAAAAATTCTAAAACTCTCTATCTCTGGACAGAAAAAGGAGCATTCCTCCATGCAAAATCATTAAATACTGATAAAGCGTGGGAAGTATACGACGAGTTAGTAGAAACTTATTTCAGAGGAAAAAAACTTGTAAGTGACTTAAACAATCTCAGTCCCCAATTACAGCTACTTATCAATATTGAACTTAAGCAAAAACAGCAAGACACTTTAATTGCAGAAAATAAACAAGAAATTCAAAATATGCGTGACGTGATTACATTGAGTCCTGCAAGTTGGAGGAAAGATACAACCGCATTAATCAATAAAATTGCAATGTCTATTGGCGGTTTTGACCACATCAAGGATGTAAGAGAAGAAAGTTACAAACTGCTAAATGAACGTTTTGGCGTAGACATAAAAACTAGATTAACTAACAAAAGGCGTAGAATGGCCGACGAGGGTGTTTGTAAGTCAAAGAGAGACAAGCTTACTCTACTTGATGTAATAGCCGATGATAAGAAGTTAATTGAGGGGTACATCGCCATAGTAAAAGAGATGTCAATTAAAAATAATGTAGCATAGGAGGGAAAACATGATTCATTTTAGGACAAGTACTAATCAAATAGGTATTGTTCTGACACATCGCACGAAAGAAGAAACAAAAATTAATCTTGCAATACAACTTGATCTACAACCAGAGGACGTAACAATCATTTCTAGACGGGAATACAATAAACTCGTAAAAGAAGTGACGTCATGAAAGCTAAAAACAAAGACAAGCTCCTTAAACATTTAACTGCTGATCAAAAACGTGTATTAAGATTTTATCGTTTAGACCCTCGACACTTCAAAGCTATAGAGCAAGGGGCGCGGTACATAAGATTTAAGAATATTCAAAACGGTATGGTTAGAGACATTGAATACTAAAAAGGAGGAATAGTAATGGCTGATATCTACACAAACACACCAAATAATCAAAAGAAGTTTGAAGAGTTTTGGGACGAGCCCCAACCGTTAGAGCCACCGCTTAGTTGCGACCAGATGGTTAGGCGAATATTAAAAGAACTTGATACTTTTAATCCGGATGATACATTCTCACTGGTTTTAGTAAAGGAGATGTTAATGGAATGTTTAAGAGGCTGCTGATGAAAATTTTATTAGGTGGAGGGATGAAGTACATATGAGCATTAATGATCTGGATTTAACTAATGAAGAACAATTAGAAATTATTAGAGACATGAAAACATCTTACCAAAGACTTTGCGCATTAGATGAAGATATCGCCCAGGATATCGAAGATGCTTTAGACCGGGCAGAACAATATTACGAAGAACAAGTTGAGTGTGGACCATCAAATTAAGAAGGAGTGAAGATATTGAAACACGGTAAAAAATTAACTCTAAAGGAAAAAGAATTACTTAAGGAGAAAGGGTATGATCCAGCTAAATTTTTAAGAATTAAACGAACAACTGAAAAACTCGAGTTTTTAAATATTGACACTAAACAGATTTTACCTGTGAGGTGCTGACAGATGGATTCAATATTTATCTTAGTAGTAATCGTACTAATGGGATCTCTAGTAAATGATTGGTACCAGGAGGAGATAGATAATGCAAGCAGTACACGAAAATGATTTGAACTTTGCAGCCTTTGCATTGGCTATATTTAAGCCACTTACTCCTGAACAGGCATTTGAATCCTTAGAATCTGGAAAAGTATATAACTATGTTTCCCTTTCAGATGATGATTTTGAGGAAATATTAAAAATGAGATCACAAGGAGAAAAATGGAAAGATATTAATTCTATGTATGGAGTCAGCAATGAATCATCAATGCTCCATAGGATTAAAAGATATAAAGAAAAAAAGTCCAGTCAGTTGGAGCTGAACAGGACCACTAAAAATATCACTTAATAGTATTATACCACAAAATAAAAGGAGGTACCTAAAAAATGAAACTAAGTGAAATTGCTAAAGGAGCACTAGAAGAACAATTTGAAGTAGAATTTCAAAGTCTGCTTGAAAATATCGCAGATCTTAACACAGAACCGAAAGCCGCAAGGAAGATAACGATCACGTTGACAGTAAAACCAGCCGAAAGTCGAAACATTGCTGATATAACCTTTCAGACAAAAGCATCACTCGTTCCAAGCAAATCAATAAGTACAAATGTATATATCGACAAGGACAAATCAGGAAAAATAATTGTAGGCGAGCTTGGCGGTCAAATACGTGGACAAGTATCAGTTGAAGAAGTTAATAATTTAAGAAAAATTGAAGGAGGAAAATAAAATGATTAAAGAAGCTATTAAGTACATAGTAGATCTAGGAAAAACGGAAATATTTGATATTGGAGATTTCAAATTTACTAATGATCAACTAAAGGTAATCTGTGATCCCCAAGCGGATTCATTAAGCATTAATACCCTTAACGGAGTTGTAGATTATGTTAATAACCAGGTAGACAATGAAAGCATAGTAACACGAATAGTAATTAATGTGCTGTCTTATAAAGAGGTTCATGTAATGTCGGAACTATTTGGAGCACAACAAAGGGAAACATACCTAAAAGCTATTCCCTGTAATCCTAATATAATATTAGACAAATTTATGGACATAGAATCTTTCAACATTCAACTGCAGTCCGGATTTGTAACCACCCCATTCATCGAAACTATATTAAAGGTAACAGGAAATATTACAGATTCACAAGTAACTAATTTTAGCGATGATGGTGTTTCTCAATCAGTTACAGCTAAAGCAGGTATTGCAAGAGTAGGAGAAGTAGTCGTACCAAATCCAGTAATACTTAGACCTTATAGAACCTTCCCGGAAATCGAACAACCTGAAAGCCCTTTTATCCTTCGTATGGCCGATGGTCCAAGAGCCGCACTCTTTTGTGCCGATGGTGGAGCATGGAAATTGCAAGCTATTAGAAGTATAAAAGAATATTTATCTGAGAAACTCGAGAAAGAAATAGCAGCTGAAGAAGTAATTATCATCGCATAAATATAAAAAAGGCTCCTGCTCTAACAGGGGCCGAATACTAAAATACTTACGTAAATTATAACACAAGGAGGCGGCGTTGTGAATACAGAAACAATTGTTAAGCGTAATATAGGAGAATTTTTAGAATACAGAGAAAAAAACAAGCAGTTAGTACAAGAAATTGAAGACAATAAGGCATCTATGCGCGATCTCGCACGTCAGATTGTAGAATTAAAGGAGGAACCAACATGCAAATAAAATTATTAGAACTTAGCCTAAGTAATTTTAAGGGGTTAAAAGACTTTAGACTAAAGTGCAATGGCAATGATATAGAAGTCCATGGAGACAATGCCACGGGTAAAACAACAATTTACGATGGGTTCCTATGGCTTATGTTTGACAAGGACAGTGAGGGTAAAAAAGACTTTGAAATCAAGACTCTTGATATTAATAACAATCCTATCCATAAGTTAGAACACACGGTAGAAACCAAACTAGAAATAGATGGTACAGTGACAAGTTTTAAAAAAGTCTACAAGGAAAATTGGGTTAAAAAGCGTGGATCATTGGAACCAGAGCTCACTGGACACACTACAGATTATTGGATTGATGATGTGCCTACCAAGAAAAAAGACTATGACGCTTACATAAATAACACTATAGATGAAACCACATTTAAGTTACTAACTGATGTTAGATACTTTACCGAAAAAATCAATTGGAAAGACCGCAGAACTATCCTTACAAGTATTGCGTCAGATTATATGGTTCCAGTAGAGGTACCTCCAACATTATTACAACTAATCGGAAATAAATCCTTAGAAGATTTTAAGAAGATCATTGCAGAGAAGAAGAAAAAGCTTAATAAAGAAAAAGAAGCAATCCCGATTAGGATTGATGAACTAAATAAAAACCTTCCTGACATCCAGGGAATAGATTTTGAAGGATTAAAAAAATATATAAAGACCGCAGAAAATGCCTTAGAGAATCTAAATAACGAAGGTAGACAGATTATTGAACACAACAATAAACTCTTTGATTTTAAGTCCCAACTGAGACAGAAAGAATCGTTTAAGCGAGAACTAGAAGAGCAGTTGAGCGAAGATGCTAATAAGGAGTATGAACAAGCTTTAAAGGATAAAACAGATACTACGAACGATTTAGATAGACAAAAAAACCTTTTAGCTATACACAAAACATCACTTGTAGAAGATAAGAAAAGCTATGAATCTCTTCATAAAAGAGTTTTGGCTCTTAGAGAAGAATGGAACAGTGTTAATGTAAAACAATTTGAAGTTAATGTTGATGGTAACTGCCCTACTTGTAATCAAAAGCTACCTGGAGAGGAAATTGAAAAGCTTGTAGAGGATGCAAAAAATAAGTTCGATGATAGTAAAAAATCAGAATTAGAAGCTATTAGTTCAACTGGAAAATCTTTTGCAAATATGCTTGAAAAAACTAAATTATCAATAAACACTACTGAAAAAGATATAGAAAATGTTGAAAGGAATATTCAAGAATATGAATCCAAACTCAAAGATCTTGAGGATATTTTATCCCAAGATCAACAAACTGTTAATTTTGCAGACTCCAAAGCATGGACGACCCTAGAATCTGAAATCAACGACTTAAACATCCAAATAACTGACTTTAAAGAATTAGATAATAGTAGCTTAGACTCCAAGAAAAACAGCTTGAAACTAGAGATACAGTCCCACAACGAGACATTAAGCAAGCGAACTCAATTTGATATAGCTATGGATAGACAAAAGGAACTCTTAAAAGAAGAAAAGACCCTTGCAAACAGTTTAAATGAGTTAGAGAATCAAGAATTTAAGATACAAGAATTCACTACAAATAAAATTAATGCTCTTGAATCCACGGTAAATGGAATGTTCAATAATGTGAAATTCAAAATGTTTAAAGATCAAATGAATGAGGGTGTTAAAGAGGATTGTATAATCTTAATAAATGGAGTCCCATACCCCTCTGCAAACTACGCAGGACGCATCAATGCAGGACTGGACATTATAAACACACTATCAAAGGAATATGACATCATGGCACCAGTATTTGTGGATAATTCAGAAAGTGTTACAAACTTAATGGACTTAGAACAACAGATGATCAAGTTAATAGTAGATAAGAACTATAAAAAATTAACCATAATGGAGGAAATATAGATGAGTAATGAAATAACAACACAAAATCAAACGCCAGTAACACAAAGTGAGAGGTTTACAAATAAAGTACTAACAGAGTTCGGAAGCGCTGCAGGACAAATTGAAGTTAGTAATTATCAAAAACAACTCATCCAAGGTTATTTTATATCCATAGATCGAGCTTTAAAAATTGCCGAAGAAAACAGGATTAGAAAGAATTCAAATAATAAAGACCATAAATATGATAACAACCTCCCTACCACTTGGGAAAATGTCAATCTCAATGATTTGGCTCTTGATGTAGTCCATAATGCAAGACTAGGACTAGATATGATGCAGCCTAATCATATAAGCGCAATCCCTTTTAGAAATAAAAAAACAAATAAATATGACATTGCCTTGATGATGGGTTATGTCGGGAAACAGTACATTGCTGAGAAGTACGCTCTTAATAAGCCAATAGCAGTTACAACTGAGTTAGTTTATGATACAGATTCATTCAAACCCTTTAAAAAATCAAGAGAAAATCAAGTTGAAAGTTACGAATTTGAGATAGTGAATGCCTTTGACAGAGGCAAAGTAGTTGGTGGATTTGGATATCTAGAATTTGAGGACCCTAAGCAAAATAAACTCATCATCATGACTATGAAAGATATTGAAAAAAGAAAACCTAAATTTGCAGCTGCTGAATTTTGGGGTGGTACGAAAAAAGAGTGGGTTAATGGTAAGCAACAAGAAGTTGAAACAGATGGATGGTTTGAAGAAATGTGTTTAAAGACTATCAAACGTGAAGTTTACAGCACTAAGCATATTACCTTAGATCCTAAAAAGATTGATGATGATTACCAAAGGATGAAAAAGAGAGAAACGCAACTCAATAGTCCCGAGGTTCAATATGACCTCCTAGATGAAGAGATAGAAAAACACCAAGCTACCGTGCTTATAGATGTTGATGTAGAGACTGGTGAGGTTAGTGGACCAATAGAGATGGATAATCCAGAAGTCACAAATGGTCCAGACTTTTAAGTATTGCAGATTCTGAATATTATGCGTAATAACAATTTTGAGAGGGGATTAAATAATGAGAGTTAAATTTGGAAGTAGCATTTATTTATGCACATCCGTTTCGCATATTAAAGAAAGTAAACTATTATTATGTACCACTTCTAATGGTGTGTACACTGTAGAGATGCTCACTTGCGAACAAGCGGACAAGGCATATGGCGATTTATTGATAAATGGTTATTGTGATGCTTCAGGCTGTAAATACTGTAATTAAGTATAAACATTTATTTAATGTGTAATCCAAACAAAGTACGCAACAAATAAGAGGTGATAAAAATTAAACTAAAAGTATTAGCGAGTGGGTCAAGCGGAAACGCTTACCTCCTCACTTCCTCCGGGAGGTCTATACTGCTCGAGTGCGGTATAAGATTTGAAGAAATAAAAAAGAAACTCAACTTTAATTTTGATAATATTCTAGGCTGTTTACTAACTCATGAACATATGGACCATGCAAAGTCTGTAACAAACGTACTCGCGCATGGCATCGACTGTTACATGAGCCAAGGAACCGCTGATGCCCTACAACTAAATCACCACAGATTACATATAGCAAACGAACAATTTACACTAGATAATTTTACAATAATGCCTTTTAAGGTAGAGCATGACGTAAAAGAACCATTAGGATTTCTGATCTATGACAATATTACTAAGGAAAAATTAGTCTTTGCAACAGATACTCCCTACCTCATATATAGATTTAATAACGTTAACTACTACATGATTGAGTGCAACTACGATAGGGATAAATTAGAAGAAAACATAGAGACAGGCGTAATTAATCACTCAATGAGAAACAGGCTCTTAAACTCCCATTTTGAGATTAACAGCTTGATTGAATATTTTAGGTTTACAGATTTAAAGAGCTGTAGGAAGATCGTTTTGATTCATCTTTCTAGTAATAATTCTAGTGATGATTTTCAAGCTAGGATACAAAATGCAACAGGAATCGATACAGAAATTGCATGGAATCAAAATATTGAATTAAGGTTATATCCTTTTTAAGGGTAGGTGGTAAGGATTGAATGAAGGTTGGATAAAACTTCATAGGAAAACATTAGAGAACCCAATTGTATGCAAAGATTCAGATCATCTCGCTTTATGGATATATCTTCTGGCTAATGCTACTCATACAGAGTACGGCAGTATGTTTAAGGGTGAGAGGATTACTTTGCAACCAGGTCAACTTTTAGCAGGCAGAAAGTCAATAGCTTCGTTTTTAAAGGTTAATGAAAATAAAGTGCAAAGAATGTTAAAGTCATTCGAAATTGAACAACAGATTAAACAACAAACAAGTAACCAAAATAGGTTAATATCAATACTTAATTGGACTTTATATCAATCAAGTGAACAACAAAGTGAACAACAAGTGAACAACAAGCGAACAACGAGTGAACAACAAGTGAACACAAACAAGAATGTAAAGAATATAGAGAATGTAAAGAATGATAAGAATTATAAATACATAGTCGAGTATCTGAATCAGAAAACCGGTAAAAGCTTTTCCACCAAGACAAAGTCAACGACGGCTAAGATACATGCAAGATTAGAAGAGGGGTTCACTGTAGATGATTTTAAAAAAGTCATCGATATCAAAACAAGTGAATGGCTCAGTGACGCTAATATGCAGAAATATCTAAGACCAGAGACGTTGTTCGGGAACAAGTTTGAAAGTTACTTAAACCAGAAACTAAAAACTCAACAACAATCTAGTAACCCTTTTCTAGAAATGCTTAAAGACGAGATGGTGAAAGGAGAGCATGATGAATAAAACTGAGACTATAGGTATAATGGCAATCTTAAAAGAGGCCTATCCCATGTACTACAAAAACAAAACAAAAGAAGAACTTAATACAGCAGTAAATCTATGGGTTGAAATGTTTTCAGACGAAGATATTAATTTAGTAAAAGCGGCAGTTAAAGCTTACCTAGCAAACGACATAAAGGGATTTCCGCCAGTAATAGGTCAGATTAAAAATAGTGTATATAATCTGACGAACCCAGGGCAAATGACTGAGCAAGAAGCATGGGGGTTAGTTTATAAAGCAGTTGGCAATGGTTATTACAATTCAGTCGAAGAATTTAAAAAATTACCGTTAACGATTCAAAATGTTTTAGGCAGTCATACACAACTAATTCAATGGTCACAGATGGACTCGACAACGCTTCAATCGGTAGTGGCTTCAAATTTTATGAGAAGTTATAAGGCGAGATCACAAACCGAGCGAGAGTATCAAAAATTACCTAACGATATTAAAAATTTAATAGATAGCACATTGTTAAAGATTGAGGGGTGATTAATTCATGGACGGCTTCACTGAGATAAAAACATGTGACATTTGTGAAGGCAAAGGATGGATCATGGTAGAAAAAAGGCATTATAAAAAAATAACACTACGTGACGAAGCGCCTAAAAGTGTATTCGCCGGAGCTTGCAACACTGTTTATAACTGCACATGCAAAAATGAATATATCCCAAATGCTAAAAATTACCGAGAAGCAGGCATCAATCTTGGGACATACGAAAAGGATTACGCAGGAAAATACATGGCTAGGAGGTCAGCGTGATGGAATTAGTATTAAGCGACAAGTATCAAATATCGACAGATCAATTTAACTACATACTCCAGGAGAAATCCGTTGTTAAAGACGGGAATAATGCTGGACAGGAATACACTAAAAATATAGGCTACTATGGCAAATTGGAACAAGCATTAAAAGTTGTTTTAGACCTCAAGATAAAGGACGTCGATAAAGCAAATATAAAGCAGCTACATGATCACCTGGCGCTTATAAATGACGTTATGAAGGATATGGTTAAGAGGCTAGAGACGCAAATGGAGGGATTGAAGTGAGTAATAAAGAAGTTGATATAAGTGTCTATAAGTTTAAGATTGATGATATTCCTAAGAGTTTAAATCATTACGCAGGTAGGGCTAACTCATGGGAGTATCGAGAGGATAAAAAGAACTGGACAGCACTTGTATATTATAACTGTATAGGGAAAAGACCTAAGAATCCTATAACAAAAGCTCTCGTAACTATTACATACTTCTTCCCTACACAAAGTAGACGTGACCCGGATAACTATAGCGGTAAGATGATCATGGACGGACTAGTCACTGCTGGAGTGTTGGAAGATGATTCATTTGGATGCATTGAACTAAGGTTGAGGGGTGAATATGACAAGGTTGAACCCAGGACTGAGATAGTAGTGGAGGTTATGTGATGATTAAAGTTATACATAAAACAGGCTATAAAGCCACAGCAGACGATGTTAGACGTGATCAAAACGGAAAGGTAATTGCAGTACACATACCAATTATGGGATGGAAAGATGTTAAAATATTTATTCCTGAAATACCAAAAGAGTGGGAACAACGAACACGTAGTGGTCACACAAATATCTGGAATGACAATTTTCACAAAAATGGATTACCTGAAATTAGATTAGAACCACCTATGCGAGGCTTATATGCTGAAAGATTTGAGGATGGTTGGTATTGGGTTTGTGGATGCAATAAATGCTTAAAGAACAATGAGCCATATTCTTATATTGTTTGCGAGGAACATGACCGATGCACTACGTGTGGAACTCACAGAAAAGAACTCACTGAAACACCTTGGGGGCATCGGGATGGTTTTCAATGCAAACCTTGTTACGAAAGAGAACATGAAGAGAAAAAAGAAAAAGCATTAAGAGTAGCGAAAGAGAGAAAACATTCTAAATATGACTGTTGTAATACGAGTGAAATTATATGCCCAATATGTGCTTCAGAATGCTCGAGTGACGACATGTATGAGCAAGGAGAACACGAAGTAGAATGTTATGTGTGTGACACTGAATTTATTGTGGAAATCGAGTACGATGTGAACTATACGTCTAAACTTAAAAAAAATACTGCGTAATTCCAAGAATAATCCGTAATAGATCTTAATATACAAAACGAACATAAGGAGGGTTGCCTTTGACTAAAGATATCCTACTACAATACCGAGATCAGAAAGAAGAAATAAAAGATTTACGATGCCGAATCGAAAGGTTACAAAAGCAAATAGAAAAAATCGAGCAAGAAGGTAGTGTTATTGACAGCGTAAAAGGCGGAGCAGGAGGAACTAGACGCTACGTAATCGAAGGTTTCCCCTATCCCGAATATAGTAAGAAAAAATCTAGATTAAGGTTAAATAAAGCACAGTTAGAGCTTGCAGAACTTGAATTGCTTGAAGTAACAGTGGAAGTCGAGGAATACATACAGTCCGTAAAAGATAGCAGGATTAGGCGGATACTAAGGTTAAAGTATATAGACAATTTAACCTGGTTGCAAGTTGCTAGGAGTATGAGAGGAACAGCGACAGCAGATAGCGTAAGAATGGAACATAATCGTTTTTTAGGAATATAGAAAGTTTGTTCGTTTTGTTCGTTTTGAATGTGCTACACTTGTATTATGAAGAACTGCGATTATAGCCCTTGAAAGACATACAGAGGGAGACGCAGTTCTTTTTTCTCACCCTCCTTTGCCCTGGGCGACTCGCGCCTGGGGATTTATAATTATTTTACAGAAAATAAAGGTATTTGGAATATTTTGTAGAATTAGATTAGTATCAAAGAAGAAAAAGGAGCGATAGTTTGAAATGGATAATTATATACAGATGATTCTCGAGTATTTTGACACACATGAAAAGAGTTTAATAGACAATGAGAAGTATGAAGAACTCAAAGAGAAAATAAAAAAAGATATAGCATTAGGGAAAAAGGAAATATTTGAAGTTGTTAAAGGGTTAAAGACTGAAGACATTGAAGATAGTGTAAAGTTGACTTCAACTATTAATAAAGTATCAAATTTAAAAGTGAAATTAAACTATTTAAGCTTTATAATGAGAAAGAAGAAATTACCTTGTGGTATTTCAAAACTAAAGAATGTATTTTACGGCGACGATGAGGAAGAAATAACATTTGATTATGCTCATCTTAGGGTAGAGGATGATGAAGATGGGGAACACTGGTATGTGCTTTTTGGAAATGCAGAAAATAAGGAGCTATTATTTTCACTAACGTATCATAAGCCGTTAAAAATAATATTGGTACTTGGAGAAAATGAAAAATACCAAGGGAAAGCCATCTTGAGATCATCGAACTTAACTGAGGTAGAATTGTCAGGTAGTAGCAAGTTAGAAAAAATATAAAACTTAAATGCATCCATAAGGGTGCTTTTTTAATACCGCAAAACAAACGACAAGTAGGTGGTGGTGTGGAAGATCAACTAAAAGAAGTTAGAAATAAAGCAAAGATCGAGTACATAAAAGGCACTAAGCAGAAAGACATATGTAATCTGCTTGATATACCATTCAACACCCTACAAAGCTGGATAAAGCGTGGAGGTTGGAAGGAAGAAAAGAAATTAAAAAATAGTGCACAAAAAAAAGAAAATAGTGCACTAAAAAAAATAGGTGCGCCAATTGGAAATATGAACGCTAAAGGTAATAAAGGCGGCTCCCCTGCTCCTGGTAATAAGAATGCAGAGAAACATGGATTCTTTTCTAAGTACCTCCCCCAGGACACTCTTGATCTCATAAATGGGATTGAAACTATGAATCCTTTGGACATTCTTTGGGGGAATATACAGATTCAGTATGCTGCTATTATTCGGGCGCAGAAGATCATGTATGTTGAGGACCAGGAAGATGTAACCACTACACAAATAGCAAAAGGCTACAGTGATTCTGGCAGTAGTGAAAAATGGGAAGTGCAGCAAGCCTGGGATAAGCATGCGACTTTCTTAAATGCACAGTCTCGAGCAATGAAAACAATAGAAGGCATGATTAAGCAATATGACGGGCTTTGTAAGTCCGATTTAGCTACTGAGGAACAAAGATTAAGGATTGATAAGTTGAAAGTAGAGATAGACGCATTGAAGGGTGAAAAGAAAGATACATCACTCATGGACGCATTAATAGAGGGGCGAAAGAAATATGAAGAAGGTAATTAGTTTTTCGCCTAAACAATTAGAATGCATATATCGCCCTTACGATTACACCTTTGACGTACTAGAGGGGACACCCAGATCTGGGAAGACAACCGCTGCACACTTTAGGTATGCCGACTACCTAATTGGGTCTAGAGACCAAAATCATTTAGTGAGTGCCTATAACCAAGAACAAGCCTTTCGGCTTTTTATAGATGGTGACGGCACAGGACTAATGCATATATTCGATGGTTATTGTGATGTTAAGCATGATGAGCACGGCGATCACTTGCTAATACATACTCCCCTTGGAAAAAAGAAAGTGTACTACAAAGGTGGAGCAAAGGTAAATAGTGTTGGAGCTATCACAGGAATGTCCTTAGGATCAGTAATGTTTTGTGAAATCAACTTATTACATATGGATTTTATCCAGGAATGTTTCAGAAGGACCTTTGCCGCGCAGGATAGGTACTTCTTAGCAGATCTTAACCCTCCCTCCCCTAATCATCCAGTCATCAAGGATGTATTTGGCATTCAGAATACAAGATGGACGCATTGGACAATGAAAGACAATCCAATTATCACAGAAGAAAGAAAGTTAGAAATCTATAATACGTTAAAAAACTCAAAGTATCTCCTTGAACGAGACTGGCATGGTAACAGAGTATTGCCGGCAGGTGTTATATATTCAATGCTTGATATGAATAAGCATGTTAAGCAAACTCTTTTAGGAAATCCTTACGAAATGTATTTTTCTGCTGATGGCGGTCAATCTGATGCGACATCTTGCAGCTGCAATATCGTTACTAACTACGAAAAGAAATTCAGACTAAACCGTGTAGCAAATTATTATCATTCGGGTAAAGACACAGGTCAAACAAAGGCGATGAGCGTATATGCAAGAGAAATAAAAATATTTGTGCAATGGTGCAGAGATAAATACGAAATGAACTTTAGTGAATTCTTCGTTGATCCAGCTTGCAAGTCTTTACGCGAGGAACTGCATTTAGTCGGGATACAAACAAGACCTGCAGACAATAACGGACATGACATAAAGGGCAGTTTAAAAGGCATTGAAGTCGGGATTGAAAGGTTACAAAATTCAATCGATAGCGAACAATTTTTATTAGTGGATAATGACAAATATAGCCACTACGATTTTATACAAGAGGTCGGCATGTATTGCAGAGACGATAATGGTAAACCGGTCGATGCTTACAATCATAGTCTTGATGAAGCACGCTATGCAAACAATTATTTTTATCGAAGATATGTACTATAAGGCGGTGAATTCATGTTTAAAAATATAATCTCTAAGGTAAGGGGGTTGCTCTATAAAATGGGTCTAATTAAAGGGATTAAGAAAATAACTCAACATAAAAATATAATTGCCGATGATGAGTTTTATGATCGCATGAATATTTGGCATGTATTGTATAAAGGATATTATGAAGAATGGCATAAAGTAAAATATCATACAATTGAGAGCGGTGAGCAGACTAGGCGAATGCACACGCTTAATATGCCTAAAGTCTTATCTGAGGAAATGGCCAAACTTATATTTAACGAAAAATGCGAGATCAATATATCTGATGGAGGGCTCAAGGAAAAGATAGACAAAGTTTTAAAAGATAATAAGTTTTATCATCAATTCCAGAGGTATTTAGAGTACATGTTTGCTCTAGGTGGCATGGCTATAAAAGTTTATGCTGATGAAAATGATAAAATTTGCATTGGTTTTGTCTCAGCAGATTGTTTTATCCCGATAAGACAAAACAACTCAGATATCCAAGAGGGCTTATTTGTGAATCAATCTAAAAAAGCCATGAACGGTAAAAATATATATTACACTCTTTTAGAGTGGCACACATGGGAGAATGGAGATTACGTTATCTCTAATGAGCTTTATAAAAGTGAGATGTGCGGAGAAATAGGATATAAAACAAGTCTCGCTGAGTTATATCCTAGCTTGGCTGAGACCGTAACTATTAAGGATATAAAACGACCTTTGTTTATCTATTCTAAGCCTAATGTTGCGAATAACTTTGATACCCAATCACCGCTTGGTATCTCTATATATGCAAATTGTCTTGATACCATAAAGGCGTTGGACGTAGCTTTTGATAGTTTTATGCGTGAATTTAAATTAGGGAAAAAGAGAATAATAGTCCCCCAGTCAGCAGTTAAAACTGTTATTGACCCGATTACTGGTTCACCACGAAGGTATTTTGACGCAAACGATGAGGTATATGAGGCTCTTAACTTTGAAATGGATTCAACAGCTAAAAATATTCAAGATATATCAGTGGAATTAAGAGTAGAAGAACATATATCTGCAATACAAGCCTTTTTAGATATTTTGTCTATGCAAGTAGGCTTTAGCGCTGGCACCTTTACATTTGACGGTAAAGGAGTTAAAACAGCAACAGAAGTTATAAGTGAAAATTCTAAAACATTTAGAACGATGACTAGCCATGAGTCTCTCGTAGAAGAAGCTATAAGAGATTTAGTCCGTGCAATAGTTGATGTAGCAGCTCTTTATAAGATATTCACAGTAACCGAGGATTTTGAAGTAAACGTTGATTTTGACGATAGTATTATTGAGGACACAGAAGCCGTTGCTAAGAGAGCTATGCTTGAACTAAACAGTGGGATTATTGATAAGGTAATATACTATCAAAGAGTTTATAAATACACAAAAGAGCAAGCAGTCGACCTAGTAGCAGAAATTGAAGCACGCTCCCCTCCTCCTGACGAAGGTGATTTTATACCCGGAGGTGACGGTGATGAATAGTGCTTAGTAATAAAGAAATCCAATCCTTAAGTGAAGACATTATACGGTTATACGTGGCCATAGAAGATGATCTCCTGGTTAACGTGGCTAAACGCTTTGAGTTAGCCGATGAGGTAACACCTGAAACTGTAGGCGCCTGGCAAGTGAAAAAGCTAGAACAACTAGGAGCATTACGCAAAGAGAACTTAAAGGCATTATCAAAGAGAAGTAAGTTAACCTTAAAGCAAATAACACGCATTATCACAGATGCAGGATTTAAGGCATTACAATTTGACGAACAAATATATAATGCTGCTTACTCTGCAGGTCTTTTAGTTAGCATGCCGGTACCAATGAAGACATCTCCGGCTTTAAACCAAATACTTAAAGGTGCAATTGATAATACCAGGAAGTACTTTAACCTCATCAATACTACAGCCTTAGAGAGTGCTCAAGATGGCTTTTTAGAGATTATCAACCAGGTATATCTAGAAACTTCCTTGGGAATTACAGACTACAATGCGGCAATCAAAAAAGGGGTTAGGAACTTATCTGACAAAGGCATCACCGGAGCAACTTACAAGAGTGCTGCAGGTAGAAAAACACGTAATCATATTGACACAGCTATTAGACGTTGTATTGTGACAAGCACATCTCAAGCTGCAGGACAAATGCAAATCCAGCGTGCAAAAGAATGGGGATCTAATTTAGTTGAGGCTACAAGCCATATGGGATCTCGCCCTGATCATGCAAAGTGGCAAGGCAAGATTTACAGTTTAGTTGGCGAGACAAAAGAATATCCTAATCTAGTTAAAGTAACAGGCTATGGTACTGTTACTGGCTTAAAGGGTGCTAACTGTGATCATGACTTCTATCCGTTTTTTGAAGGCATAAGTGAACAGACCTACAAGCCTTACAATCTCAGAGAAAACGAAAAGGTATATAAGCAAAGTCAACAACAAGGAAAGCTTGAAAGAGATGTAAGAAAGCAGAAACGACGCATCTTAACAGCTGAACAAATTGGAGATACAGATAATAAACTTAAAGCGCAGTTGAAACTCAAAGAAAAAGAAGCTCAACTTAAAGCGTTTACCAAGAAGACTGGCAGAACTCAAAGGACAAATAGGCAACAGGTTCAGGACTTTGGCCATAGCGAAGCTGGTAAGGCAGTATGGGCTGGAAGGAAAGTTGATTTTCTTAAGAATGATGCTATAATAAAAGCACAAAGTAATTTACCAAAACGTGTATATCTACCTGATGAAAAATTAAAACATACTATTGATGTAAGCATTGAAAAAGGCAAAGCATTATTAAGCAATGGACTCTCCGGTGTGGTTCCCATGAATTCCACATTATCGGATGTCTATGTAATGGCTGGTAAGAATACAAGCGTACCAATTAGAGACCTAAAACGCCTATATAGTACCTATGGATATAGTCCGCAAAACTGGCAAAAAAAATCTGGAAAATCCAAGGGTGCAAATTACGAATATGTTGTTCATTGGTATGAAAATAATGGATTTGTTCCTGTAGATGAAATGAAATTGAAAGGAGTTGGAACCGCAAAATGAAAGTTAAATATATAGGACCCGATATTGGGATTGATGGCTTGTTTAATGATAATATTTATGAAGTTTTAGGAATTGACGAATTAACTGGAATGTTACGAATTATTGATGAAAGCGGTGAAGACTACTTATACTCACCTAAAGAACCGAAATCAATAGCCAGTGAATATAAAGGCGGTAAATTTGAGATCGTTGAAGATAAAAGCGAACAACTGAAACAAGCAATATTTAATTAAGCCACTCTTAACTGTAAATGTGAGGGTGGTTTTTTAATGCTTATTATTAATAACTTGGAGGTGATCTCTTATCTTCCTCAAGACTTGGGTTAAAGTCTTATTTTTATGCCCTAAGCAAGGCTTTAAAAGGTTTATTTTTATTGGCTCTGATTTAGTATTTACGGAGCATAAACGTAAAGAACCCTAACAGGTACAAACCTGTATAAAAATGTATGGAGGTTATAGAAAATGGAATGGATAAAAGCAATAATGAAGAAACACATAAAGGCAGATGGTACAGTCGACATGGAAGCGGCAATGAAAGAGATTGATATAGAATCTCCAAAACATGCTGTGCCAAAGACAGCGTTCTTAGACATTGACAAGCAACTAAAAGAAGCATCAACAACAATCAAAGAAAGAGATGTACAAATTAGTGAGCTGACAAAAGTGGACCCTGAGAAACTTCAAGAAACCATCAACACTTTGCAAGCTGATAACAAGAAAAAAGACGATGACTACAAATCACAATTAAAAGAGTTAAAAATTTCAAATGCAATCAAACTGGCCATTGCTGACAAAGCACAAGATGCAGATCTAGTAGCAGGATTATTTGACAAAGAAAAACTTGTGCTTGATGGTGACAAAATTGTGGGACTAGATGATCAATTGAAAGGCCTTCAGGAATCAAAGAGCTTTCTATTCAAACAAGATGATACACAAACAGAAAGTAAACCTACATTTTCACAGGCTAATTTTCAAAAGCAACCGGCTGCTGATCAAGACGTATGGAATGCTGCGTTTGCACCGCCAAGCGTAGGTAATGAAAAATAATAATAAAATAGGAGATGATTTAATTGGCAACTTTAAATTACGCACAACAATATTTACAAGCACTACAACAAAGATTCGCAACGGGATTAAGATTTAATGATCTATACAATACCCCAAACAATCAAACTATCAAATTCGTAAATGCAAAAACAATTCAGATTCCACGTATTGACGTATCTGGAATGGTAGACGTTAATAGGGATGCTGTAGGGTCATTTACAAGAGCGGTAGACAACGATTATGAGACTAAGACACTAGGACATGATCGTGAGTTTAGGACTTTAGTAGACCCTGTGGACATTGACGAAGCAAACATGGCTATCTCAATAGCTAACATCACAAGAGTATTCAATGACGAGCAAAAGATCCCTGAAATTGATAAATACATGGCATCTAAGCTTTTTTCTGAATTTGTTGATTTTGGAGGAACCGTTGATGAAACCGTACCATCGGAAGCTAACATTTTGGCTATCTATGACTCCATGATGGAAGAGATGGACGACGCGGAAGTACCTCAAGAAGGTAGGATCCTTTACGTGACATCAGGAATAAATAAAATCTTAAAAAATGCGCAGGAAATGTCCAGGTATATAAGGGTAGATCAAAACACCAACAACATTAATAGAAACGTAAGGTCACTTGATGATGTAAAAATTGAACTTGTTCCATCTGTTCGAATGAAATCAGTGTATGATTTTACAGTAGGCGCTGTAGCAGATGCATCTGCCGTACAAGTCAACATGATTTTAGTACACCCAATGTCCTTGATCGCTCCAATGAAGTATGAATTTGTGTCGCTAGACCCGCCATCTGCTACCACTGGTGGTAAATACTTGTACTACGAAAGATCATACTGGGACGTATTCTTGATCGAGAGAAAGGTCAATGGTGTGAAAATTAATGCCGCAGCAGCAGTTATTTAAGGGAGAGAATTATTTTTCTCTCTTTAATTTATTTTAGGAGGTAACAAATTATGATAAAAGTAAAAAAAGGCAATAAGGTTGTGCAGGTACAAGAATCTGTATTGCCTTATTATTTGAAAAATGGATTTGATCAAATCGACAAAGAAGGCAAGATTATTGAACGTGCTACCGGGGGAAAGAACGTATCTGTAGCAGAATATAATAAGGCACTAGATGCAATTAAACAGCTTAATGTAGAAAACAAAAGTTTAAAATCTGACAATAAATTGAAAGATATGAAGTCTAAAGTCAAAGAACTTGAAAATATCAAGAAAGAACTTGTTGATGAAAATAAAAAAATAAGTGAAGAGCTAGAAAAAACAAAGATAGAAGCCAAGTAGGACGGTGGTATAAATGACTTATATAGATAAAGCCTACTTCGAAGAATACTCAGATATGGTCATTGACGATGACGAATTTGGCGTCTTATCAAAACGATCTGAGGATATTATAAATAGTCTGACTGGAGATTTGCAGGGGGTAGAGTTTATTTCCCTCCCCTCTTCCTTTCAAGAGAAAGTAAAAAAAGCTACAGCTGCACAAGTTGAGACATTGTACCTGCAGGGCGGTACTGAATCAATGGTAGGTGGAAACATTTCAGGCGCATCAATAGGTAAGTTTAGCTATAATACAGGTGGTTCTCAAAGTAATATGCCTGTCTCCCCTCTTATCTCTATGTATTTAGGGCGCACAGGACTCTTATACCAAGGAGTGACTGTAATATGAGACCAATACCCAAGAAAGTACTAATTCATGATGCTTCCCACAAATATGACGGAACAAAAGATACTTGGGGAAATATAACTTACCCTAATACAAGAGATCTAAAGAGAGTAAGAATCGAACCTACCTCAAAACGTGTACTAAGCAAAGACAATACAGAGGTACAGCTTAATAGCCTTATGTTTTATGATTGTGTGAATAGCAAGCCTGTAGGCGTGACATTTGAAATTGGAGATGCGATTGTCTTTGGAGGTGCCACTTACATAGTTGTGTCACCAGATCCGTTATATGACAACTCGAAAATTCATCACTATGAGATAGGACTGGTGTAGATGGGAGTTACGGTTACTTTTAACAAGCAAGCGGTAAAGGCAAGAATAAGTACCGCAACTGAAAAAGGTACTTACATCTTAGCGAATGAACTACTTAAAGACTCAAATTACTATGCCCGGGAAGACTCGGGTGAATTAATCAGATCTAGTATTAGAGCGAGCAATATAAAAAAAGGTACTCTTATATGGGATACTCCCTACGCAAAAAAAATGTATTACGTTGGGAGCCCTTCACGAGATAAGAATCCTAATGCTAGCACTCTATGGGCGCAAAAGGCAGCGGATGAAAACAAAGAAAAGTACTTAAGAATAGTACAAAAAGTAATGGATAACGAGGTGTAATTATGTATGAAGATATTTTAAACTCTGTATTAAGTCTATTGAGTGATTATACGATTTCCATAGGGTCATTGCCTCCCAATAACGGAATAGCAATGTACATTGGTTCAGGTGCTCAAGATACTATGTTTCTAAATAAAGGATCTGAAAACAATATATCCTTAGTGGTCAATGCTAAAAACTCTAATCATTCAATATGCCTTGAAAGTTTATCAAACATACATAGCCACCTCACTAAGCTAAAGGACTATCCTAATAGTGATACATTCCAGATTTTAAACATTAGAACGAGTTCGGCACCTAGCTGGATAGGGAAAGAACAAAATAGTCAACACCTTTATGGATCAATCCTAGAGGTATCATTTTATGTTAAGGGAGTGAATTAGATGAAACTTGGATTAAATTATAAAAACGTATTAGAAATGAACATAACTCCAAAAGAGGCTTCTCCTACATGGGCACGAGTGGGCGAAGGATTTGCTAATGTAACAGAGGCGTTAAACGAGGTACTTTATCAAGCTAGCTATTTGAACAACGCTGGATGGGGATCAACGGAAGTTACCGGCGGTCAATATATCGCAACCTTAACAGGCGTTAGAGCATATGGAGACCTAGCTCAGGATTATATCTTTAGCCATGCAGTTATGTTTGCGTTTGGTGAAGCAAGAAAAACAACTTTTAGAGTTACGAGAGATAATCAAACAGTATTGGAGTGGGACGTTACTCTTGCTAATATTACCGATGGCGGTGGCGACAGCCAACAGCCAAGTGCAATTACAGTAGCCATCCACGGAAATGGAGAACCTAGAGTGCTTACTGATGCATTATTAGGTAGCCTTACTGTAGTATCTGTAGCCGGGGCTATTGCAGGCGATACTGCAATTTATGTAAACCCAGTTAAAGGAGCTTCAAACAGTTACAAATACAAGAGTGCTCCTGGTGTAGCCTTACCATTGTTTGATGAAGTACTTACCACAGGCTGGACTGAATGGAACGGTGCAGATGAGATTACGTCAACTACAGGATATCAAATTGTAATAGTAGAGGTTGAAACATCTACAAATAAAGCTAAAAAAGCAGGTATTGCAACTATAACTACCGCTTAGGAGGAATAAAAATGAGAGAACTCAAAAGAAGTTCCAAAGTCGTTGAAGAAATCAAGTTAGGGGATAAGACATTAAAAATCAATCTTAATTTTGATGATATTTTAAACAATTACCGAAAAACACAACTTGAGATAGTAAAAGCTGAGCAAGAGGTTAGAAGATTGCAAACAGAAGGTGTGCAGAAAGAAAAACTTAGCGAGTCAATTACCATATATGGTGAATCGATCATTGCTATGTTTAAACTGGTATTTGGCGAAGAGAACACAGCTGACATACTTGAATTTTACGAAGACAACTATACAGAGATGGCCCAAGAGGTCATCCCATTTATAACAGAAGTAATATCTCCTAAAATTCAAGAGGTTGCAAAAGAGAGAAAGAGCAAATTGAAGCAGAAATATAAACCTAATAGGAAGTTTGGAAGATGATCGCCTACCCTACTGTAAGTGGTTTCAAAGCTTATGGTAAAAATATTAAGCTCAATCTTTCATTCGATAGAGTCCTCCGGGTGTTTGATCTATTAAAAGAGGATATAGACGAAATAGACAAGTTAGAACTATCACTAGATATTTTAATTAAAAACTATTGGAATATAAAAAGTCTGTCATATCCAAAGAAGGTTAAGATACGAGAGATCATATTCAATGAGTATATCTCCCCTGGTAAAAAGTCCTCTTCTAAAGACGAAAAAGTATTAGATTTTAAGCAAGATGCTAGTTATATCTACTCATCATTTATGCTTGATTATGGGATAGACCTTACAGAGCAACAAGGGAAACTTGATTGGCGAAAGTTTATCGCTTTATTCCAAGGCTTGTCTCCAAACACTAAAATAGTTGAAGTTATCGGTATTAGATCTAGAGAGATACCGGCACCTAACAAGCATAACCAAAAGGAAATTGAAGCCTTACTTAAAGCAAAAGCTTATTACGCTTTAGAAATGACAGAAGAAGAAAGAGAAGATCAATTCCAACGAGGTTTAGACAAATTAGTAAATGCCTTAGAACAGAGGGCGGTGAGTCAAAATGCAAAAGGTTAAATGTCCTTATTGTGGGCAGACCTTATTATTTGCAAGGACAGCAGATATCGAAGTAAAGTGCCAAAGATGTAAGAAAGTAATAGAAATCAAAATCAAGGAACAGAGCGAGCCACACGTCAAGTAGTGAGCCAATGCCTGTCTTTTTTTTATAAAAGGCAGGTGAAATAATTGTCTGACGGTAAAGTAATAGTTGAAGCAAGAGTTGTCGATGATAAAGTTGACAAGGACCTCAATCAAATTGAAAAGAAATTAAAAGACAGTGGCAAAGACATGAGTGAAGAAGCCAAGAAATCCGGTGGTAAAATTGGCGAGTCTTTGTCAGGTGCTATTGCTGATAAATTTGGAGCTGGCGCAAGTAAAATTGAGTCCGTGGCTAGTAGTATGGGCCTAAAAGTTGGCGCTGGTGCTTTAGTAGCAGGTGCAGCTGTAGCAGGAATTGGTATAGCCGCTGTTAATGTCGCAGCTGATATGGATAAAGCCATGGGCGGTTATATTGCTGCAACTGGTAAAGGTGTGGAAGAAACTGAAAGGTACCAAGACGTATTAGAAGATATATATGGTAATAACTATGGTGACAGTTTTGAAGATATAGCAGGATCAATGGCACTTGTTACTCAACAAATGGGTGATATGGATGATGCTAGCCTACAGAAAATAACCGAAAGTGCCTACCTGCTTAGAGACACTTTTGATATGGATATACAAGAATCTTTACGTGGTGCTAACTCTATGATGAAAGAGTTTGGTCTAGGTGGAGAGGAAGCATATAACCTTATCGCTCAAGGTGCTCAAAACGGATTAAACCAAAATCAAGATCTAGCAGATCAATTAGCTGAATACAGTGTTTACTATGCTGATATGGGATTTAGTGCTGAGGAAATGTTTAACGCTATGGCCAATGGTATTGAGACTGGTGCTTATCAAGTTGATTATCTGAATGATGCAATGAAAGAGTTTGGTATCAGGTCAAAAGACGGCAGTAAAGCAAGCATGGAAGCGTTTGACGCTCTAGGGCTAAATGCCGATGATATGACAAAGAAATTTGCACAAGGTGGCGAAGGAGCAAAAGAAGCTTTTAACCAGGTATCTGAAGCTCTTATTGGTGTAGATGATCAGGTTCTCCAGAATCAGATAGGAGTATCTTTATTTGGTACAAAATGGGAAGACTTAGGTGTTGACGCAATAAAAGCTTTAACTGATACAGATGGAGCGATTGATAGTACAAAAGATAAATTAGGCGAAATGGAAGAGGTTAAGTACGATAATTTAGGAGATATGTTCCAAGCCTTAAAAAGAAGCGTAGAATTACTCCTATTGCCTTTAGGTGAGGCTTTGATGCCTATATTACTAGATTTAATCGACGTAGTACTCCCTTTGTTCCAGGACGTCCTTGCTCCTATCATTGAAGCTTTTTCTATGCTACTAGAACCTATTATGCTATTAGTGGATGCTTTATTGCCTCCTCTGATTGAGATGTTCACGTCGCTCATGGAACCGTTAATGTTATTACTAGAGGAGATCATAACTCCATTAATTGACGTTTTAATGCTGTTGCTAGAACCTATTTTTGTCCTTGTTGATGAGCTATTGCCGATATTAAATGAACTGTTCACTGCACTAATAGAACCACTAACCGAACTGTTTAGCTCAATAATCCCTCCGGTTATGGAAGTATTGACAGCTCTGATTGATAACGCTATATCCCCTTTAATAGATATCATTAAAGGTAATTTAATACCGATCATAAAAACTTTACTGAATGTATTTACAGCCGTATTTGGAGGGGTCGCAGACGTCGTAGGAATTGCAATCGACACAGTAATGGACATCATGGGTGAGATTATAGAGTTTATCGTAAATGTATTTACTGGCAACTGGAAGGGTGCTTGGAAGAACATTGCTAATATATTCAAGAGTTATTTCGGCGGGATCGGTAATATATTCAAAGGAATTATAAACACTGTTATAGACGCCATAAATGCTTTTACGAAAAGTCTTGGTAAGATAGATATACCTGACTGGGTACCAAGCATTGGCGGTAAAACTCTTGCAATCCCGGCTATCCCCCGTTTAAAAGTAGGTATGGATTATGTACCTAGCGACGACTTCCCGGCTTTTTTACATAAAGGTGAAGCAGTCTTAACGGCCAGTGAAGCGGAAATATACAGGTCACTCGGTGGTAATCTAGGTAATTTATCAGGTATGAGCAACAATAACAGTGTATATGACAATAGTTCCGTAACCACTAATGATTTTAGTGGTATTTTTGACGGTGCAAATTTTTACGTACGAGATGATCAGGATATAACAAAAATAGCAAGAGAGTTAAATGACTTATTAAAAACAACGGCTAGAGGCAAGGGGGTTAAGCGGTGATAACGTTAGATGATACATATAGATTTGAAGAAGACTTTGGATTACAGGCCTTAATAGAACATCAAAATCCAATTATCCCAGAGATTTCACCTAAGACGATAAAGATACCAAGCGTTCCAGGGTTACAAGATTTTGGTGTAGAGCTAGGTACCAAACCTTTTTTAATTACCTTAGATGTAATTGAATCCGATCCTATAGAGTTGCAACGGAAACTAACTGATTTTGTTGCTTTTTTATTTGATCAATACGGACAACCTCGAAGCATTAAAGCTGTATTAGATTATGAACCTGATAAATTTTTCATGATAAAGGTTAATTCAACCGTTACACCACAAAGAATGATTAGTGTTAGTCAGTTTACACTCCCCTTTATTGCCTATGATCCTCTTAAGTATTCAACTGTTTATGCGGATGAAATTATGTGGGGCAGTGAAGTTTTGACATTTGAGTCTCATTATTTATTAGGACATGAGGGTACTGCAGGCGCAGTAAACATAACAGAGCCACAAATAATTGATGTAACTGTAGTCGGTTTAGCTGTAAAACCTGTCATTGAAATTACAGGAAGTGCTACTAGTCTTGTTATAAGTGCAAATAGCTATTCTATAACCTTCCCTACCTTCAACAATGTTAGTTGGATTATAGATTGTGAAAAGTATTCAGTTCTCAAAAATAGTATTAATGCTTTTGACGAAGTTGATTTAAAAGATTTCATATTGTTTCGTGGAATTAATCACGTATCAATAACAGGGAGTGAAATAGATGTTGATCTACGGATTAAATACAGAGATAAATACATGTAAAGAGGTGCAGGATGGCAAATTTAATAGACGTAAACGATAGTCTTAATCAAGGTAGGGTTAAACTAAATACAGCGATAGTGCAGTCTGAGGATGCAATTAATAAGTCTACGACTGCTTTATCAAACTCAGAAAGCACACAAGAGCAACTAAATCAAGTTGTCATCGACGGCGATTCCTCAGTAGAAGCAGCACAAGCAAGAGTCAATTCAGATAATACTGTTTCATATTCTACTTTAAAAGAAAGATTAGATACTGAACATGATGCAGTCACGTCGAATTTGACACAAATTTCAACGAATTTGGTAGAGATTACAACAAAAATAATTGGGGAAGTAAATGTTAAATCATATGAACATTTAAAAGTTGGTGATGATTGGACACTAGCTTTTGACCAATTGATTTTAGATACTCCTGAAGGGTATAAAGTTAGATTCCCTACAGACACATATCATGGACACTTTATATCTAATAAATCTTTTTACTTAGACCTTCAAGACTCAATCATAATACCTACTGATATATTGAAACCTGTAATTAAATTTGAAGGGGCAGTTGAAAGTTTACCTAGGAATGTAACAGGTAACCCAGTATACGGAGACACAAGTTTTATTATAAATGATGTAACAGGGTTAGCTATTGATGATATTGGTTACATTGTTGACGCAACTGTTCGACCTAGTGATGGGACAACAGATATTAATGTTGAATTGGTAAAAATTAAATCAATAAATACTACAACAAAATCAATCACAGTTTATGACATGATTCGTTCCCACCAAACTACAGGACCTGTTCGGTTTTACAAAGTAGATAGTGTTATTAAAAATCCAAAAGTAAAAAATTTGCATGGTGTAATAGAAATGAATCACAATTTACCTTTTGTTTGGTTTTATGGTTGTGAAAATGCTATTGCTGACAACATATTAGGAACAAATACATTAGGACATTGTGTTAGATTCGAGAACTGTTACAATTTTATTTCCAATAATATAAGAATTGAACATCCACAAGGTATTGGGAGTGGCGAAGGTTATGGAATTTGTGCATTAGATTCTCGAAATGGTTACATAGAGAAATCTTATGGTAACGGTAGTAGACATGTCGTTGATATTAATTCGGCGTATACTGTTACAATAAAAGATGTGAAAGAAGTGGACAGTAAAAGCACCCCCGTTGTACTAGCTCACAATGGGTTTGGGGGTAATATTAGCCTTGATACTCTTGACTGTGTTTGTGATACTTATGCTGTTGTATATTCTGGACAAGGTATTACCGATTTTGACACACAAATTGCACATGATATAAAAATTAAAAATATCACACAAATAGTTCCAACTAAGAAAGCAAACGAATTTAATATTTCAGTTTATATCCAAGCTGATTATGATAATGTAATAATCGATAATGTTAAAACAAAATACATCGATACAAGTGTTGCCCCAACGGGTAACTCTAAGGTTGTAAGGCTTACAGGTAATCAACGTGGAACACTTGAAATAACAAATATAAAAGCAAATCATATAGGTATATTAGTTGAATTTGCTAGGAGAAGTACGTTTGGCTTACAAGATTATTTATTTAAGTTAAATGGTTTGCAGGCAGAAACAGTTCACACCATAGCATTATTACGGGGTATCAATAGTGTAGATATTGATAATGTGTCATCAATAAATGCACCAATTAATGCTATGTTTGAGATATCAGATTTAGCTAATGTTGTTCCATTTAGGGTAACAATTGGAAGAAATATTCATACACAAGGTAAAATAATGACTTACAGTGGCTTACCGTTAGCCGGTTTAAGAGGGATGGCAGATAAATTGAACAATGGATCAACCTCCGGTGTCATGATTACAGATGGAACAACATTAACTATGGATAAAATTCTTACATCTGGTGAGTATATAACATTAATTGCTCCTGTGGGCGCAGATGCTACATTAAACAGTTTAATCCCTTTTGAAGCTCCTGTTTGGTTAGGGCAAGAAATGGTTTTAATCGTTAATAATTTAGGCGACATAGGGACAAGAGGGAATGTAATTATTCCTAGTGGTTCAACCACTTATGCTGACACGGGGGTTACCACTACTTTAACAAAAGGCAATGCTTACAAGTTTAAAGGTTACAATGGCAAATGGAGAAAAATATTATAGTATTAAAACTCAAAGAGACTTCTCACGAGGTCTTTTTTTAAATACCAAAAGGAGGGTTATGATATATGATACTAGTAAAAAATAAAACCTTAAACAACATAGGCATCCTAGAAAATGCCTATGATCAATCAGTAAAGAGGACAGTCAACGAGCTTTGGCAAGCCTCTTTTTCTTTACCCAAAAGCGACCCAAAGAATGAGTTATGCAGCCACTTAAACTTTATAGACATCACAGGAGATAGTGGCAGGTATTACGGTCTATACCGCATCATGCCAACAAGCACAACAAAGAACGAATCTACCGATAGTATTACATACACTTGTGAACACGTATTAGCAACACTCCTGGACGACGTCATGGATGGATACCACCAATACACGAATTACACAACTAGACAAGTTTTGGAGTACATTTTAAGTCTCCAGGAAGCACCCCACTGGGTATTAGGTCAAGTAGATTTTACCAGGTACTTTCATTATAGTTTTGAAAATGAAAATGGCTTACTCGCTCCCCTACTCTCAATACCTAAACCGTTCAATGAGGCGTATGAGTTTACCTTTGACACTCAAGTTTATCCTTGGGTACTTAATCTGAAAAGTGTTAGTGATAAAGTTAAATCAGAGATTCGCTGGGGCAAGGATATGATTGATTTTAGCGAGGTATCTGACCCAACCGATATAGTTAACTACATAATCCCAAAAGGCTCAGGAGAAGGCGTTAATCAAGTTACAATAGCGAGTGTCAATGGTGGGCTCAAGTACTTGAAGGATGATGAGTCAATCGCCAAATGGGGCAAGATGTCATACATTTGGATTGATCAAAGGTTCGAAGATGCCGAAAGCTTAAAAGCAAATGCACAATCCTTACTAGATCAGTGGAAAGAACCTAAAGTGTCATTTGAAATTGATAGTGCTGATCTATCTATTAAGCCTGAGTATTCACACGAAAGAAAAGTACTAAACGGAATTACTAGAATCATAGTTGAGGATAAGGAATACCTGGCCAGAATTGTTGGCGATAACATTGCAGATCTATCCAGGGAGTTTGAGGTTAAGTATCAGATTAATAATAAACTAGACGATATTGCAACAACGCAAGCTGATCTAGAACGTAAGCAACAGGTCAATGAAGCTTATTCACAAGGGGCAACTAATATAATGAACTTTGGATACCAGGATAATTGCGATAGCGACCACCCTGCAATCTTGCCGATTTACGTTGATGATGACGTAGTAAATATTAATACGTGCGAGTTGACTTTTAGGACTAAAAAATTTAGAGCATATTCAAAATCAATAGAAGGCGGAGGTGCTACGGTAAAATCAACAAGTGCAGGCGGAGGTACAAATACAAGTACAGAAAGCGGTGGAGGTGCAACAGAAACAACTACAGTCAAAAATTTTACTAGCTTAACCCTAGTAAGTGACATTCCAAGCGTTCCCGATTACAACACTCACAAGCACGAGTCAATTCTATATGGAGACCGGATTGAACATGACCACAATGTAATAATTCCGTCTCATTCTCATAATTTTACGGTGGCGACTCACTCTCACGAATTTACATTAGAAGATCATACCCACGGTATTTTGTATGGGATATACGAGCTCGACGAATTGCCCGAAATTGTTACTGTCAAGGTTGACGGGAATACAGTAACAATTAACAGTACCTCTGAGAATAGATTGAATTTAATAGATTATCTAGACAAAGATTCTAATGGAAAAGTTACGAGGGGTAGACATGAAGTTGAAATTTTACCTAGTGATTTGGCTAGAATTGAAGCAGATGTTATATTGAGAGTGTTTATACAAAGCAGACTTGGGGGAAATTATTAATAACCGTTTAATTTATCCTTATTATGGTATATTATATATCTATAGGAGGGATGAATTTGAAACGTATATTATTAATCATCTTCTTTGTAGTACTATTTACAAGTGGATGTGGCGTGTCCGAATCGGAGAAAGAAAAAATAAAAGAAGAAGTTAAAGCAGAAATAAAACAGGAAGAGCAAGCAGAAATAGAGAGTGCTAAAGAACTAGGAGACATTATCATAGAGAGAGGTAGAAAGGAAGATACAGACGGAAACTTTATACCTACAATTATAACTGAAAATAGCGAAGGGGCACAAAAAAGAATAATTGTTGACGAAGAGACCTATGAAAAAGCATTTGACATCGAGTATATTGACTCATCGAAATACGAAGAATTTAAAGAGTAGACCGCCTACTCTTTTTTTATTACAGAAATACAGAAGCAATAGCACCTTAAAGGGTGCTTTTTTAATACAAAATATAAATGAGAGGAGAAATTTATGGATTATTTACTTAATATAAAAGCAGGAGTTTTGACAACAATTGGTATAGCAGGAAGCATGTTTTTACAGAAGTTAGGGGGATGGGATATGGCTTTGCAAACATTAGTTTTTTTCATGGTCATTGATTATCTCACCGGATTAGTTGTTGCAGGAGTTTTCAATAATAGCACAAAAACAGTTAATGGAAAACTTGAATCAAGAGCAGGATTTAAAGGGTTATTTCGTAAAGGTATGACTCTTTTAATCGTCTTTGTAGCAGCTCAACTTGACCTATTAACAGGCACGCAATTTATACGGAACGCAGTAATAATTGCATATGTAGTCAATGAGGCGATAAGTATCGTCGAAAATGCCGGTTATATGGGGATAGATATACCTGCACCACTATCTAAGGCGATTGAATCCCTAAATAATAAAGAAGTTAAAGGTACAGGAATAATAGAAACAGAGGATGCATTATCGAAAGTTATAGATGCTATTAATAAGCCGGAGGGAGAATAATAATGGGATATATAATAGATATTAGTCACCACCAGGTACCAAGTAAAATTAATTACGATAAGTTGGCCAAAGAAGTAGTGCTTGCTATTATCCGTACTCAGTATGGATCTAGAACTTTAGATAGACACTATAAAACGCACCATGCAGAATTTAAAAAACGTGAGATACCTACTGCTGCTTATGCCTGGGTAAGAGGATTTAACATAAAAGATATGGAAAAGGAAGCAACGGATTTCTATAACAGGACCAAAGATTTAGATCCTGTGTTCTGGTTTCTTGACGTAGAAGAAAAATCAATGTCAGACATGAGGTCTGGTATTTCTGCTTATATAAAAAAACTTAGATCCCTAGGTGCTAAAAAAGTTGGAATTTACATTGCTCATCACTTATATAAATCCTTCAATCTTAATCTAGATGAAGCAGATGCCGTTTGGATTCCTCGTTATGGAATCAATAATGGTAAAGTTAATGTTGCTCCTGCTTATGCATGTGACTTACATCAATACACTAGTGTTGGTAAATTGAACGGTTATAGTGGCAATCTAGACCTTAATAGACTTATGAATGGTAAATCATTAGATTATTTCACAGGTAAAAAAGCCGAACCATCAGGAGCAACAGTTACGCCTAAACCTGCACAAACGTCAACCGTGACGATTTATACAGTTAAAAAAGGTGATACATTATCTGAAATCGCGACAAAATATAAAACTACTGTTGCCAAGCTTGCAGATCTTAATGATATTAAGAATGTTAATAAGATATATGTAGGAGAAAAACTAAAGGTACCTGGTAGTAGTACAAACTCCAAACAATCTATTTTGTACATAGTCAAAAGAGGTGATACATTATCTGAAATTGCAACTAAGTATAATACTACTGTATATAAACTTGTTAAGGATAATAATATTAAGAATAGAAATCTTATTTATCCAGGACAAAAAATTAAGATACTTTAA